GTACCCGTCAACGGATCAACTGGAGCTGCCCAGGTCGGAGGAGGCGGAATATTAGCGCTCATAGCGAGCCCGGAACAAGTTGAAGATCAACTGACTGAATGCGCAGAGGCACTGGGCACTGATGCCGAAAGTGAAAAGCCCGTCGGCGAAAACTCCCACAATCCCAGAGCATTGGACGCTTAAGCCCCAGGTTGACGGGGCGGAAGTTTGTCCAGGTCTGGTAGTCGTCATCCGAGACTCTGACCTGGAGTAGACTCCCGGGAGTCTGGTCAGCCGAGAACTCCATCGAGGTAAGAAGCTTTAACTGGCGCGTCCCTCCGTCGAAATTGGGAGTAACCAGATCAACGGGAAAAACAATTCCGTCGTCAGTTGGATAATCAGTGCTCATGGTGTAAGTAAGGGAGCTGGTAGAGGTCTGCCCGACTGTAGTTGCCCCGAGGGTGGCCGTATCCACCAAGGGGACATAGTCGCCGGCAGCCGTTGTCCACTGAGCCCACGCTCCCTCGCCCATGTCGTAGACTAGAGTTAGGTTTGCGGACGGCATTGTCAGAATGTAGAACTCATGTCCCATCCCCTTGTAGACGGAGGCTAAAGCTCCGGTGAGATCGGCGGAGTTAAGAAGTCTTTCTACGGGTTTGCTGGACACAGGCTTAGCCCGCATATCAGTGACAGAGACGACTTGCCTCCCTCCAACGCGATTTGTTGCCACCCAGATTAGGGTGCCATCGAACTCCGCGAGGGTGCCTGCGCTTGCACAACCATAGTTAAGTCGCGAAGCTGGAACTGGTAAGAGCGGGCTCCCGGAAGATGCTGCTGCGTCGTAGAAGAACTCGACAGACCACTGCTTGAAGGCCACAACGTAGATAAGCTGCTTGGAAATTGTTACGCCCAAATCAGGCTCAATCTGCGCAACAATCTTATTGAGAGCTGACCAAGTCGTCGGGTTGTTGAGGGAGGAGCCCCAAATAGCTCCTGTCGCGTCCATCACGTAGAGAGTGCCGTCGAGATAAGCACTGCCCTTAACCGTGGTGGCTGGGTAATTCGCGTCTATAATCTGCGCGAAGGTTGTGCCATCCCAGGTGTAGCCGTGAACACCGTTCGAGAGATAGAGACGATCTACGCTGATGTTAAGACCGGCAGTTTGGTTGAACTGGTATCTTCCGTTGGAAGAATCAACAGTCCCGATTACACTCCCGTTTTTGTACAGCGCCGTTCCCCAGACTCCGTACAAATCTCCTTTCCAGTTATACAGACCTGCGGCAGCGCCTGCCCCGTGACTAATGCCTGTCGAGACATACCCTGGGCGCTTGTAAAGCTGGAAAGAAGACTCGTCGACTTTCTCTACGTAGCCATTAACCAGCTTCGCATCTTTTCCAGCTGTAGTGTCTCGATTGCCCGGAACAATGACGAGAGGAAGTCTCTGAGGAAGTAGCCCAGCATCAGCCATTATCTAAAGCCTCCAGCGAGTTGTCCGCTTCTCTGATCAGGGGAAAAGGAGGTTGAAGCGTCCTCTACGTCCCAAGACTCAAGGCCGAGTTTATAGGTTAGAGCTTTTGTCTCGCACCGGTTGATAATGCTGTCAGGTTGCCCGGTGCATATCTCTGCGGCAAGCCCCCACTGCAGGGCAAGGAACCACTCCGACGGGAAGTTGATCGTGTCAAGAAGGCCAGAGACATTGGGAATTTGCTGCTGCGCGATGAGATGCGCGGTTCCAGTCGCGGCTGTCGCATCTGGCGTAAGCCAAAAGCACACTCGGAGCTGAGCTAACTGTTTATCGACAAAGTATGAATTGATTGGGCCTTGATCACCCGGAGCAGAAAGCCTATTGTACTCGTCCCAGGAAAGGGGGAGAAGCGGCCTTCTGACCCCGCTGGCGTCTAGGTAGTAAGCCTGTAGCACGCGAAGGTTGCGCACCGCCCCGAGACTCGCGCCAGTGTAGCAGGCGAGTCCAGCTGTAAGAGTGACCGGAAGATCGACTGTCTGCCAGAGCTTAAGACCGCTGGTCTGCCAGATATTGATCAGATCGTTAAGACGGTTCATGCCAGAGGCAAGCTGCTCCGAGTTCGGCTCATCGCCCTCCTGGAGTTTCCCTGCATTCTGCATCGCCATTGCTATGAGGCGATAGGCGCTGTTAAAGGTTGCTGGCGTTGTCATTGTCCGTCCAGTCCATGGTAGTCGGGGTGAAGCGAGCGAACCGCTGTATAGAGTTGCGATACCCTGCGATCCAGCCCGGCGAGTTCCCCGCGCAAGTCTCGTTCAATCCCGCCGAGCGTTCTGTTAATTTGCGACAGGCGCTCTGAAATCTCGGCAACTTGATTCTGCATTTGATGAACACCCCATGCGAGAAGAGCCGCTATAACACACAACAGCCCTCCGAGAACCCATAGGATGATAGTGACCTCGGCATCCTGAAACATAAAAGCCTTTCAGCGAAAAGTGGATTTGGCCAGAATAGAAAGTGCTTTGGCAATGCGTGTTATTACGGCCTCGACTCCGTCAGATGCCAGATCAGCTGTGATACGAGTTGCTATCTGAGCTGGGCGGTGATTTACCAAAAAGGTTATGAAGGGAAGCCCCTTCACGTCGTCAAGGTCGGTCTGATCTTGAAGATGTTGCGCAGCAGCGTCGAGCTCGGCCTGCGTGGGAGTGTAGGGTACGGGGACATTTCCCGCCGCAAGCCACGCCTGGTAGGCGGCGTAGTCGGAGTTACCCTCCGCGAACGGGATGCAGGCGTTGTCGGAGGAACGAGTAACGGAGTCACTTTGCTGGGTAAGTTTGTACATGGCTTAGAGCTCCGCGTTAGCTGTCCACATTGCTGAAAATTGATGACCCGCTGTTAGCGTCCCGGTCAGTCGGTTGAAGCCAACCTGGCTAATATCCGCAACTGTCATTGGGACCGACGCACCACCTCCCGAGTTATCTCGCGCATTGCCAGAAGCCCCCGTGACTGGCTGGTAAATAACCACAGTCGGAGTCGTCCGCTTCAGGACGCTGAACTGCGTGTTGCCGATTGCGCTGGCGGTGTCTAAAGCATAGAAAACGCCGCCGTGTGTTAGATAGCCCGCAGTTCCAGGGGCATCCGCTTGGTTGTAGGACTTCTCAAAGTACCTCTGGCACAGTGCAAGCTCGGTTCCAATCGGACGGCGCTCGAAAGGCGTGGCGACTGAGCCAGGCTCAAGCTGGATTTCTGTGATATAGAAACTTTCATCAGCCCCCGCAGTGCCGGTGACGGCGAAACTGATCTGTACCATTAACTGCGTGGCGTTCGGCGGGATTGCGAAGGTGTACCCCTGTCGCGCGCCATAGCTTGTATTCGCAGTGACGGAGAACGTCTGCGCACCGATTGCGGTCCAGGTTCCGCCAACACCCTGATCTGTTAGGCTGGTCTGGTAATAAACATTAACCGAGTGCCCGGTCAGCGAACTGATATTCCCGCCAGTCCCAAGGATGAAGGATAGCGTCGCGTTACCGTTTGACAAGCTCTGCGAGATTGTCTGCTCGATGGGCTGGTACAGATTGAGCGCGTTTGTTTGCGTATCACCAGCAGTTCGGGAAATTTTCATCCCAAACTTGTTAATCCCGAAAAAGCCAGTAGCGACCTGCACGTTCATATGGTTAACGCTGCCGGTTCGGCTTGTGTACCAGCCGTCAACGAAGTATCCATTCACATCATTAGCCGACACGCCCCGCTGCGCTATCTGCATCCCGCCGTTGCGCAGACGATTCCTGAAGCCGGCGAGCGGCCCGCCATTCAGGCTCGCCAGCGCCGCCAGACTGGTAATATCGGCATTAGCCCCCGCCGCAGCTTTCAGCGGGAGTGTCGTGTACACCCCGGCGTTTACGTCGTTTAGCCAACTGGCGACAATAGGAGTTACTTGATCTACAAAAACGGTACTTGTCATATGGGCCTCTTAAAGAACTACCCCGGCATAGGCACAGCCCGCTAAAGCAAGCCCTGCAATACTGATATGAAAGAAACACGCCAGCCCTGGAAGGGGAATTGCAGTCCAGTTTTCTGGCTGACTCCACGGAACCGTCTGAACGTCTTGTACCCCACGCACAAACTCCTGCGGATGGCGCGGCTCCCAGCAGCTCTCGCAGACGTAGAAACCCTCCCACTCTCGGCGCAGAGTGGAGGCCTTGGCCTTCTTACCGCAGCGAAAGCATACGGCATTCCAGTCGCCGAGGGAGAGGAAGTCAGCGCCACTCATCACAAGGAGCGGGAAAGAATTCCGACAGCAATGGCAAGCGTAGCAATGGCGTCCTGGGCCTGGGCGAGCGTAGTGACGTTTGCCGCAACCCAAGTTTGTACCTGCGCAGGGGTCATGGCTTTGAGCGCGGTGAGTTTGACGTGAGCTCGCGCGGCCGCGCGGTCGAGGTCATCAGCAGAAGGCGCTGGTGGTGCAACGTAATCGCTACCAGTGGCAACGATGAATCCATTGCTGAAGGTGACATTCTTGGGGTCAGCGACAGCCAGCGCGGCAGTCTCTCCGGCAAGTGTGGCGGGGAAGTGTTGGATGGTCATGGCGGCTCCTTAGCCGGGGAGGACTTCAATGGAGAAGGCTTCCGAAATGGCATAGTCGGTTGCCGTCGCGAGTTGATAGTTTAGTGCAATCGTCTGTGCAATACTGGTGTCTATCGCGCTCCTACTGTAAGGTTGCGTACTAACGTTCCAGTCCACACCCACGTTAGTCGGTGAGCCGACCTGAACATTGGTAACGCCTGCGTTGAAAATCTCTACATCGTGCGTATAGGAAAGATAGTTCGCCATCCCTGCTGAAAAGAACTGAGTTCCGCCGAATCTTGTACCCGAGATTTTGGCTCCTGCTGTATTGTTTGCCGTACCTTTTCGGCGGATTCTGAGCCTCCCGTTCGGCCCCATCATACCGCCAGGAACGGTGACATTCGACAGCGTAATTTCTGCCGTACTCCCGGTATAGGCCGAGTTGCTGCCAACGCCATTACTGTATCCCGTTGGGATAGCCGGGATGCTCATCGCCGCAAGGTAGGCAGTCGTTACCTGGAAATTGGTCGTGCTGGCTGCAACGCTCGTACACCAGCGAAATCCCGCCAGGCCATCCGCCATCGCGGTAGCTGGGAAATACAGCCAGATTCCTGCGTAGGCCGCCGGCAGCGCATTAGTGAATGTGATCGTTCCGTTTGTGGCGACTGTTCCGCTTTGTGCAATGCCGACTGGTATGGCGGATTGGGCGAGGATCTGCGGAACTTGCCCCTGCGCCGCTAAAACGCCACTGACACTCGGATTAGTAAAAATACCCATATCAGACTCCTAGCAGCACTTGAACCGCCGCTCCGGTGCCAGTCACGTTGCTGACCACTGCCCGAAGGTAACGCCAGGTAGACTGGGTGGTAAAACCATCAGAGAAGGATGGGGTTGCCTGCGCGGTCGTGCCGGAGAGAGTAATCACACCAAGGGCAGTTGCACACCAGTTATTGGCAAAAAACACCAGTCCGGTGTTAAGAGAGGTTGCGGTGCAGTTCTGGCTCAGAACAATCGACGTGTTGCTTGTAACAGTCTGGACAGTCGTTCCCGCCGGAACACCAGGACCGCTGACCAGCATCCCGACCACAACCGGGATAGGGGCTATCTCTTGGTTCTGCGCCACGCCGCCCCCAAAGTTTCCCGAGGCACTGGTAATAGTGGCGGAGCTGTTGGAGGTTGCGATCCCCCCGATCTGCATACCAGAGCCGCTGTAGTAATCGTTTGTTCCCTGAACGGTGACAGTAGCTGTTACCGCATTGCCGATAGCGGAGTTCAAGATAGCCTGAAGCGTAGCGAACGGGCTCTCCTTAAACAATGGCTGACTATTACCATTGACCAGAGTGGTGAGTGCGGGAAGCGTAGGAGTTCCGAAGTTAAAGTATTTCGGAGACTCCCCGCTGTAAATCTTAACAACATTTCCAGCCATGCTATACTCCTAGTTTCGTGAGGTCCAGCGCGAGAAAGACCAAGCCCTTACCATCGACAATCGCGATAAGGTCTTGGCCCTCCTCGCCCTTGAGACCTTCAAAGGCTTCAACACTCAACATCCCCCTGCCCTCCAGCGGCATAAGGGGAAAGCCGTTCGCCCACTGCAGGATAACCTTTGTCCCCGCCTCAACCGAGAAGGTGACGGACTCAAACCGCAGCGCAAGGGGCCTCGGCTCAAGTTTCGCAAGGTCAGTGAGCTGCACTTTGCCCGGGCCTCTGCCAGAGGCCATAGCCACCACATTCTTATGGCCGTCCCGAGTTCCGGCATGGGCAAGTAGCATGTTAGTTGAGCTCCACGCCGACAGAATACTCGTTCAGGTACAAGGCTCGAGCATTAGCAGTGGTGTTGGCAACGCTGACCCCGTATGTCAGCGGAAGCAGGGGAAGTAGGTTAAAGGCACTTCCGATACTCGGCTGGACTGGGGCAACAGAAGTTGTGAGCTGGGTTGCGGATAGATAGGCGGGGGAGATACCCGTGGCGACGTTGACCGTCGCGCCGGCTGCTACACCCACAACACCACTCGCGCCAATGCTTAGAACCTGTCGACCATTAACCCCAGCGTAGAGCGTATCTTTTCCGTTGTAGTAGAAAGCCAGGTCAATGAGGGGCTCAACCTCTAGGTAGGTGGTAACTGGGCCAGCGTTAGTGTAGCCAGAGCCAGGCACACTGACGAAAGGTGCGTAGAGAGAACCGTAGGATAGTCCCGAAGTACCGATTGGAACAGCGGGGTTACTGTTTGCGGTAGAGCCTATCCCGACGAGGATCGGAACATTGCCCGCACTGCCGGAAGTCGAGGTCGAGAGCACCAGCGGGCTGGCCTGATAACCCGCACCCGGAGTGGCAACCGTGACAGCTGTAAAGACGTTACCCGCGACAGTGGCCGAGAGAGTGCCTGCGATACTGTTTGTGTCCCCGTAGAGACCGCTGGGCCGTGCTAGATCGGCAATGTTCTGGAAGGTGGTGGTGGTGCCAGCCTTCTTGATAACAAAGTGGACGGCAGTTCCACCGGCGGGCTTGATGAAGTAAATGCCGTTAGATGCGGAGGAGGGAACGGCGTTATCAAACAAGCCTGCATAAATATTCGTGTCGTTAGCATTGCCGACCGTCGCGGGGTAGGCTAGCTTCGTATTGCACCAGATTTGATTGAGCGGAAGTGCCTGGAAAGCGGCCCCCAAGCGCTGGAGTGAAATCACATCCGCAGCGGTTGAGCCGGCTGTAGAAAGCTTGAGCATCCCGCCGGGGAAGCCAAAACTTGCAGCGGTGCCGTTAGTCTGACTTACGGTGTAGTCACCAGCCCGATAAGGGATGAAGTCCTCGGTGAGGACAATCTGAGAAGGGGACGTAGCGATAGGATACGTCGCCATGACGGAACGAGGGGGAAAGGTAGTGAGTCCCCGAGGAAAGCGTACTGCATTAGCCATTTGAATCTCCTAGTGGCGTTACACGATGGTAACGGG